GCATCTTTGTAAATCTGGCGAAAACTTTCGTCATAATCCCAGTCGGTTTTTAAATCTTCGTATGTTGATTCGGCCCATTCTGTTGCAACATCGCTGCAAGATGGCATTACATAATCTTCGTCTTGGTTAAGATGATCGAAAATTATGTTTTTTGCTTCGTAGCTGAAGCAGCCCCGTGCTACATCAGAACTGTTTAGTCTCTCGCTGAATTCACTAAAATTTATTCTTGCTAACATATTTACCTTTTGCTTAATTGTTTACTTCCAAGTGATGCAGTAAATCCACATCAGCCAAGACACCCTTGCGGATGCCTTGAAGCTGTAGACTAAGCCGCTATTGCTTCGGCCTTCTGTAGACTGTCAAGATAAGCAATTGCCCGTGTGGCTTTTGCTCCGGCCTTGAATAAAAACTTGGGATTATCTTTCAAGGCTTTGAGCCAAGAAAGTATATATTCTTCGTGCTGCAATCCGCACGGCGCAAAACCCATTGAAAACAAGCAAACCGTGGAACCAAGTTCCGCAACCAATTCTTCAAAGGCGTATTCATCGGAGCCGAAGGTCATGCCCTTGCGGAGCCTATTTTCTCGGTTTTCGTGTCCTGTCCAGTGTACCAATTCGTGCAGCTTGGTTTGAGCAAAACAAGCGGCTGAATTAAACTGTTTAAACTTAGGCAGTGTGATCGCATCTTTTGACGGTGAATAGAACGCTTTACTCTGATCTGTTTCATTGATCACGGCCCCGGTAGCAGCGGCGTATTCATCAACAAATTTAATCCGCTTATCCGGGTTATGCTTTACGGGTTTTACTTTAGGCAAAACCGCATCCGTGTTCGATAAGTTGTACACGTGATCACTTTTATAAAACCAGTAATTTATCACTTCTTTTTCGCCCGCATCGTTTTCCTTGGTGAAACTCTTTTTGTCATTGTAGAAAACCCAGCAATACTCTTTTGGATTTGTAATTTTTAAACCCATTTGTTTTGCCCGGTTATAGGTAACCCATTTGTTTGATTTATAACCGTGATTTTCTTGCGCTAACATCAAACTTAAACTGTTTATTAATCCGCCGTATGCTTTGCCAGCGAAGTTCACAGGCATTTGACTGCTGGCACTCATTATCCAAGGCGTTTTCCAGCTTCCGGCCTTGGCTTTTCCGGCTGCAATTGCTTCCAATTTTTCCACTATTGGTTTGATCGTTTCTTGCATACGGGTTTCAACTTGTTTGTCCAAATCCGCTTTACTCATTTTTTTGAATTTTCCCATTGTCTCTCTCTGTTATGGGTTACTTGGTTACACATCGGCTGAATGCTGATGTTGATAATGAATATACGCCGCTTGTTTCAATATGTCAAGGTTTATTTTACTTTTCTTTTACATTGATAGTTTGTGACAGTAGATAAATTGTAATAAATTACAATAAATTGTAGGTAAAAAATACAATTTATCTCTGGCCGTAGATGCAGTGGTAGCAAGGAGTTACAGTTATTATAGTTATATATATTAATAAATTGTATAAATTGTAATGCCCCCACTTTTCCCCGCATTTTTCAACGGTTTAATAGCGGAACCGTGCAATTTATTCAATTTATCACTTGTAACAGAAAAAGATGTTTAATACTATAGGGTTAGAGCATACATAAATTGTAAATCCAAATACAATTTATCAACAATTTATCAAAAGGAAAATTATGGTTCCCGCAGTGGCAAATTATAGTGATAAAGCAAACAATTTTATTGATGCGATTATTAACGGAAAAAATCAATCCGAAGCGGCTCGGCTCAGCGGTTACGCCTCGCCCGCTCAAGCTGGTTATATGTTGATGAAGTCACCTAAAATAGTGGCAAAAATTCAGCAAGAGCGGCAAAGAGTTTTTCAAACCGATCTGGCCAGCGTGGCAACATCAACATTAAAGGAAATTATGTTGGATAAAGACGCTAGCAGCAGCAGCCGGATAGCGGGGTGCAGGACGGTTTTGGAGGTTTGCAATATGATAGGGAAACACAGCACAAAAGACAATGATAACAGGGCGTTGGCGGAAATGTCGCCGCAACAATTGGCCGGATTAATTTCTACTTTAGAGGAAACAAAAATTACACTGGCGAAAGAAGTGCAGCCGCCGCAAGTGATTGCAGCATAATGTTCAAAAACTACATTATTGAACACTTTCAGTTTGATATGGTATGAATTGGTAAGGTTGTATGACCAATTGAACCGACCCACCCCCCCGGCCCTCCCGCTCTGGCCCCTCCCCCTATATACTCCCCTAACCGAAAAATCTGAACAAAAACAAAGTTTCAGGCTATTAACAGAGGATAGTTTCCTTATATAATATATATTACCTATTAACCCTCCAGAAGCGATCTTATGGCGCAGCCCAGAGCATACACGCAGACCACGAATTTCAACGACTTTTCATCCACCAACCCCGCAGACCCACATTCAGGTGCAAACCTAGACACGGAGTTTACGGAATTAAAGCAGAACACGGATGACATAAACGCCAACATCGCACTTTTGCAGCGTGATGATGGTAAGTTAAAGAATGAGGCAGTCCATAAGGATGCATTTGATCAAGATGCATTAGCCCTAATAGGACTTTCGGGATACGAAGTTAGGGGAGCATGGCTAACAGCAACAGTCTATGCAATAGGAGATATAGTAACGAACAATGATGCAACGTATGTAACTTCCACTGGCCACACTTCCGACACATTTTCCACTGACATAGCAAACTGGACATTACTAGCAAATGCCGCAATTAATGTTACAGGTCATTCAGTAGACACATTTAATGGAATAGCAACAGTACAGTTATCTGGATCATCATGGATTGATGATTCAGCGGCCATAACTTACACTTCTGCTGTTCTCACTCCAGCTGTAGGTCAGCACATCACTCACGACTCTTTTCCTAGAGGGACAAAGATACAGAGTATTAATACTGGCACTAAGGTTGTAACAGCAGACACAAATTCCACAGCAGCAGGAAGCGGACAAGTAGTGGATTTGGGTCGAGGTTTCACTCTTTCTTATTCTTACAGTACCGACACCGATTTTCAGGTTTTCATTGCGGGCCAATTAACTTCTCCCACTTTATTTGCAGTATCCGGCACAACCTTAACTTTCACATCGGCTCCAGCTTCAGGTACAGGGAACGTCATTATCTGGGGAGGAGGAGCAGCAGTAGAGGCAACGAAGAGTCATGTAGTAAGTCACCGTGATGACACATTGGATCACCGTGACACGGCGCAGGATTATGCAACTAGGGTTGGAGCAACAGTAAGGCATTTTGATGGAGCAACGAACAATGTATCGGATACTTCTCCATCTGCTCAGAGTGGAGTATATTCTGCAAAGGAACACGCAGAGGGAACAACGGTTCCAGAGGGGTCTGCAAAGGAATGGGCGCAAACAACTGGTGCAGCAATAGACACAACTTATTCTTCTAAGGAATATGCACAAGGTGCAGTCCTAGCGGCAGGAGGTTCATCTAAGAACTGGGCGCAGTTAGCAACAACTCCAACCACTACAGCAACAGATGCATCAGCAAAGGAGTGGGCAACTGGAGTATCTACGCATAAGGGTGATGCATCAGCCAAGGAATATGCCACTTCTGCACAGTATGATTCAGTAGAAGGTTCAGCAGAATATAGTGCAAAGCACTATTCTGCACAGGCACAGGATTGGGCAGTAAAGACTACAATAGTTCGTAATGATGCAAATGGTGCAGATGTAGATTATTCTTCAAAGGAATGGGCAGCAGGACAACTTGCAGCAAACACTTCTGGATCGGCAAAGCAATGGTCTATTGGAGGAGGAGCATTTGTAGAAGGAACGGCAGTTACAGGAAGTTCTTATTCTGCAAAGAAGTATGCAACTGACTCTGCGGCTTCAGCATCCGCAGCCGCAACTTCTGAGACTAACGCAGCCACTTCATACGACAATTTTGATGACAGATTTTTGGGGCCACACACAACTGCTGTTAGGGAAGTAGGGGCAAATGTAGGATTAGACAATGATGGAGATGCCCTACTTGCCGGAGCCATGTATTTTGATACAACGCTCACAATAATGAAGGTCTGGTCTGGTTCAGTCTGGCAGAGGATGACTCCGACTTCAGCAGAACAGACAAATATTGATTTGGCAGTAGCAGATGCAGTAGATATTGGTAAGGTAGCAGCATTAGATACAGAAATAGGCAGACTAGGTGCAACAGATTATTCTGTTGGAGCAAGTGCATACTTGGCATTATTGGGTACTGCTGCAATGGCAAATTCAACAGATGGAGATATAAAGGTAGTTGCAGATAATATTGTAGACGTAAACAACTTTGCAGTTCGCTACAGGACAGGTACGACTGACCCCATTACTGCATTGGATGACGGAGACTTATTCTGGAACCAAACCTCTGACGAATTAAAGATTTACAACACAACCGCATCGGCATGGCAAGTGCCGTATTTAGATTCTGCTTCAGTAAATGCTGAAGCCACTAACGCAGCTATAAGCATGGCGATTGCCCTCGGCTGACAACAATAAAGGAAATTTATGGCAAATGCATTTAAGAACACAACTGTAAGGGCTACCTCATTAGCAGCCGATACAGATGTTGCAATCGGTAGTGCGGTTGCTAACGCAACCACTACCCAGACATTAATTGGAATGACGATAGCAAATATTACTTCAGGTGTAATATCTGTATCAGTAAGTTTAAACAACGTCTCAGATGGTCAAACATGGATAGTTCGTTCAGCCCCCATCCCGACTGGAGGAAGTTTGATAACCTGCGGAGGGGATCAAAAAATTTGCTTGTTTCACAATGGAACTAATGGCGATCAGATCAAGGTTCAGAGCAATACCGCCAATTCCATGCACATAGTATTATCCTATTTAGAGAGTACATAATGAGTTACGTTGGAAGAAAATCTGGCAGAGCCGCTTTAATCTCTGCTGACATACCATCGAACCTGAACCTGTTAGGTGACTACGTTAAGATTCCTTCAGCAACAACAACTGAAAGAGATGCGTTGACACCTGTGGTTGGAATGTTGCTATACAATACCACTCTTG